GTATAAAAATAAAATTCATAATCTCCGGTTATAGCTAAGCCGTCTCCAGGCGCAGACGCGAATGTAGCAGTAGAATATTCTCCTAAAAAATTATTCTGAAGTGTAGCCGTAGCTTCTGTTCCGTCTACATACATTGTATATGTACCAACAGTAGTATCTACTGGAAATTCATCCAGAACAAATACAGTCGCAACAGCGTTACCGTTCTTTATGGCTTCACCTGAAACCTGATATTCAGTAGGTATCTTAATAAGAAACGGATCATAAGATCCTTTACGCGAAATAAAGAAATCCCAAATAATATCCATGGCTGCTTTAGAATATACATATAGATTCAGTTTATAATTCCGTAATCCATACGACCATTTTGAACGTGTTTTCATGCTGCCATCTTCCATCTCCGTTACAAGCGTTCTAAACTCAATAGATTCTTCTAGCCCAAATTCAGGCGTAACTGACAGAATATCATTGTAACTCATAATCCACCTCGTATACGTTTACGAAGTACCCCGTTAGAATCAAAGTCTCCGTTTACGGCTGTAACTGCGATATCTTGGTTCTGTACCATATAGTCTCTAAATGTTTTTACATCAATAGCATCGATATAATAATTGTTTATTACTCTTGGCTCTTTAGAACCATCTCCGCGATTTATTCGTTCAAGTCCCTTAGCGCCTAAATTAGCCATACCGGAACGAGAGACCACACCTTCGCCTGTTTCTAACAATGCTGGAACAACGCCGCCCGGACCGAATCGTTTTGGACGGACTACACCGCCAGAGTGATATGATCCGGTTGCTCCCCAACCAGTACTCTGCGGCATTCCACCTCCAAAAACAGGTGCCACTGCAGGCGTCAACCCTGCTTGCGGCACAGTGCTAACAATAGTAGCACCGCCTGAATTTGCAAAAATACCTCCTATCTGCGATGTTTGTCCAGGAACATGACCTACACCTGGGCCGGCTGGCCCGCTGCCTAATCCTAACATTAACATAATAGCTTTATACATCATTCCCTTAACAAGCATTTCAGCTAACATATCAGCAAAAGCTTTCATTACTGCACGACAAAAAGATTGCCAATATTCAAGAAACGATTTAGATTCTCCGATTAATATCCCGTAGAATATATCTGATACGCCACTTTCTGCAGATGATTTCATACTTGTCATAGCAGTATCAAAAGAGGCTGCCATGTTTTGCATATTTGTAGCTACTTCTAAATTCGCATCTGAAGTATGTGCTTTTAATTGATTAAAAAGGTCTTCATTTATCCCCTCTAACTCTGCTGATTTCTCTTTAAGTTTTGCAAATTGTTCAAACATTTCATCCCAAACAGCAGTAGATTCTTTTATCTGATCAGTCATATCTGTCAACGATATTTTTGAAAATTCCCACATAGTTTCATTAAATGCTTTCATTTTTGTGTTTAATCCAGGTATTAAACCTATCAATTTTGATAGCCCTGTAGCAACAGTTGCAACTACCGCGATCATGAGCTTGAATCCTGTCATAAATAATCGCCAAAACCCCCTAAACACTCCTGCTACTATTATTATGGTTGCGGCAAACTTTTCCCATCCAGACATATAATTATCATTTGCTGCCCGCAATTTTTTAAGTTGTTCTGTCTGCTTAAATAAACTTTCACGATAAAGTTCAAACGTTGCTAATAATACAGGAGATTGAGTAATTATAGCGCCCCATTGTTTTTGTAAATCACCGAAAGCATTACCCGTCATTTTGATAGAACCTTCGAACGTAGATCTCCCTACGGCTACGGCTATCCCTTCATATTGCTCTTTAACTTCCTTTAATATAACAGTGTAATCTTTAGACTTCTTAGCAGTTTCGCTCAATACCACACCGTACCTACTTAACGCACCGGTTTGTCCTGTCATACCCTTACTGAACGCGATCGCTACCGCTTGAAGATCGACTTCTTCTCCCGACAATTTACTTATAGCTGTTGCCATATCAAGCAATAAAGGAGTCATTTCAGCTACCTGCAGTGCATTAAGCCTAAACGTAGCCATCTGTGCTTGAGCGTTTATAATAGCTTCGTTGGAAAAGATTGTTTGCTGTTGCTGTGCATCTGCTAGTTCTTTAAGCATTTTAACATGCTCTCTTCCGGCAAGCCCGGAATTCTTGAAAGCCGCTTCTAATTTACGTTCAGCAAACTCTTGAGCTTTAGATAATGTTATAGCAGGTAGAAGAAGTCTATTAATACCTTGATATGCAAATGCAACGAGGAGTAAACTATTACGAAGTTTTCCGATCGCGTGTGTAATGCCTCCGGTCGCCCCACGCATATTTCCTGCGCCCTTAACGTATTCCTCAGATTGTCTTTTATGTTGTCTTGTAGTTTTTTTACTTTCAGCAGCTAATCGTTCTTGTGCCTTAATAAGCTGATTATAAGTCAGGTACATGGTTTTACCGGATTTAGATATTTCCATGCCAGATTTTTTAGCAGCAGCAATTATTTTTTGACTAGATGCCATCATCTTGCCTGAAGCGGCATCAACGAAAACTAATTTAATTTTTACATCTTGATTAGTGACAGCCATTCTCTTTCTCCTTCATCCTTTCAACTTCATTTTCTATAATTTCAAAAGCGGATAATAATATACATGACTGTTGTATTATACCGCCTTCGCTTGGTAAAAATCCTTGCTTATAGAATCTATAAAGTTGCATTATCCTCACCGATGTAACTGACACCATTTTCATCGGACAACTTATTAATCGTTCCTGTTCTCCGTTGATCTCTATAAAAAAGGGTTGCTCAGCTTCAGCCGTGCAACCCCGAGATCGTTTCTGCATCAATGTACATGTGTGGCAGTCTAACCGAAACCGAGGTAGCCAAACCGCCATTATTAGTTTTTTTCTTCTTCTTCCGAGATAACATTTTCTTCAGCTATCTTTTTTGCTAATTCAGTTATTGCTACTCGGGGTATAAATTTAAGAGTTTCATCGCTAACAACATCATACGTTGTATTCCCAAGCGTCTTTTTTTCTGCCTTGAATACTACTTCAGATCCGTTGGCCTGCTTAAAATTCCTGAATCCTTTCAACCCAAATTTAACGAATTCGAATTCCTGCTCTGCTATATTCATACGAGTTTCAGCTACGGAATCAGCTGGAGCTTCTGGATTATATCGATAAACCATGCTCAAGTCTGTTAATCTGGATTTTACAAGTGAATCAAGTATTCCGAGAATCCATGTGGTAGGGTCCTTCTTGTCGCTTTCGAGAACATACTCGATTGTTTCACCTACATTGATAGGTCTAATCATTTCTTACCTCCTGGTTTAGCACGTTACAATTAGATTACCTGAGTTTAGGTACATCTTTCACTAATTGCGCACGGCGCATTAATCTTTCGAATTCTTCTTTTACAACCTTGTTAATATTATGGCTTACAGATTTTGGTACAAACCAAAAATCACGCTTTGGGCCTCCATAAGTCCCGTTAATATGTTCTTCGGCTATTTGTCGTGCATTCAATATCGTCTTTGTTCCATATTTTCCTATCCTCTTTATGGAAACAGTACCTTCATTTGGACCACTTTTGTAAAAATGGATAGCACGATAAAGTACGCCTCTTCCCCTTAACGGTCTTCTTGGGTAAGGATATCCTTTGCTGGTTTTATTTGTTACAGTCCTGGAGTCTAAGCTTGCGAGTTTCCCGCTTATACCCCGGGACTTTTTAATATTATCTTTAATGCCCCTAACAAGTAGCGCGGCAGATCGTTTTATTATTCTAGTAGTAACCGGTGGAGTTCCACGCGCAAACGTACCGCCAGCCTTTGCGGATTTCACAAGTTCTTTAGGCCACTTAATTTGAGATTCTACTGTTGCCGATAATCGCATATCACTCCTACGCTGGTATATCAGGATCTATATCTTCAGCCAATGTAACTGAATCATTCACATTAACTGTCAAAAGGTCTGACCAATCCAATACGATCTCATCATTACCACTCGATCGATTCATTTCAAACGGAACTGTCAAGGCGCGAATACCATCACGATCCTGTGGATCCATAGACAGGAATCGAATTGCCGGACAAGTTATCCTGATGTTGTTGAATTGATCGCTACCTAAAGTCAACGATAACGTCCCGGTAGTCTGTGATATGATCTGATCAAGCCAATCATATGTCGTGTTGTATTCCGGATCAAAACTACCTACAGGATTACGGCCAACAATCTTCGCGGCTTTTACTCCGGTAGAAGTATTGATATCTGCTGACATAACAACTTCGTTCTGCAAGTCAAATTCAACGGTGTTGATTAGATGACTCTCTGAGCTGCCTACGTTCGTAGTGAATAAAGCGTTAATGAGTACCGGAGGTGTACTTGTCGGAATGCCTGATAATGTCGTCAATGAACCCGCTGCAATATCATGGATCGTTCCAGTAAATGTAAATTCAAAAAACATCGGTTCCCCGGCCGTACCGCTAATCCTGACATTTCCACCACAGCCTTTAAACTGTTTGTGAATACCATCTTCTTCAACCTGAATTGAAATGGTTGTATCGGTGGTAGATTTAGGTATAATCGTACTGCCGGATGTAGTCATCTTACAAGCAAGTAACAATACCTGTATATTAGTCGGTGGGTTAATAGTAGCACCATCACCACGCATTTCTGTCTTAAACACTATAGACGCTGTTTGCTTTCCGGATAAAGATTTATATCTAGAAAGGTCTGAGTGCATTGGGTCACGTTTAAACTGTTCAAATGCAGGAGTAGCTACAACTTCATATGCTAAGACTCCGCCTGTATTTGCTGGAGCGTTCCACGTCCCATTAGTGTCTTCTGCTTTTACTAAAATTTGTGTTAATCGAGTTAACATTGGATCCTCCTTATTCTTTTATGCCGTAAATGTTATCTTTTCCTGCACAGAAATGTTCACATCAGCAACATGGCACAAGACAACTCCTAGCATATCTTTATATATTGTAGCAACTACCGGCGCTTCGGCTGACTCGTATACCATTTCAGCTTGCGGGGATACAAGTGTTAGTTGAGGTACAGTTCTAAACGACTGACATACTCCTTCTACAATATTCTGAAATGTCTTTTCACTTTCTTGTTCATCATTTATCCTATAAAATCCACGAAGTATGAAATTATGGACTACTCTTTCAACCCCGCCTGAAGGTCCTTGCGTTGCCGCAACCCATCTTCTGACTTCCGGCCGTTCGATCTCCCATATATTCACTATTGTATCCTTCGTAAAAAGTTTCTGGTATTCTTTCCATTCATGTGTAAGTCGTTGATAATCATGCACCTTCCCCATCCCGGAAACTGCTTCAAGTATTGTTTTAATATCTGCTCTTACTGTATCGAGACTCATTATTATCCCTTCCAAAAATGAACAATAGCAGTAGTTAATAACGCTGTAAGCATTATTGTTAATACCGCCCATTGCCTATTTATTTGATTTGTCGCTACATCAAGTCTACCTTTTAATCCAGGCTTGCCGTTACCGAATATGATTTCGTGTACCATATCCTTAAATTCAAGTACACCGTTTTGTCTCTCGATGACAGTATTTACCTTTAATGAAATTTCATTAATAGATGTAAACAACCGATCCATTGTTTTATCGTGTACATCACATTTTTCAGGTTGCATTATCTACTCCCTTTTGGATGTGTCAAGTAGTCAGCACCCCAAGCGTATTCAATATCCAAATCTTTCGATCCACCTGCTGCCCGTACAGGCGATTCTACACTTTTAGTCTGACCGATTCTCGGTATACCTAAATGATCCCTGTATATATTTTCAAGATTATCTGCAACCAATGTTGCCTCGATGCTTTTGTTCGAATAATCAACAACGTCAGCTTCCATATTCGATTCTGTCGTCTGCAACCAATGTGACGATAACATTCTCATTCCGATAGAAGCCGCCAAGCAAGCTAACGGCCACGCGTCCCGATCTTCAATCGTAGAAGATGTTTCTGCGCATATCCATTTAGTTGTATGTCGTAATCGTATAGTATTTCCAGATGTAGGCTTAATACCTAAAAATCTTAATACGTTTGTTGTGCCATTATCATATATTACATACTGATCTGGTTCAAGTATTATAGGCGTTTGTTCTCCAGACGGATATTCCACTGAAAGAATATAACTAAATTCATCGATCCACGGTTTTGCAGTTGTTGTCGGTAATGTATAATCATAACCATTGTCACCTGAAATATCGTTTGTAACTTCGCGAGGATAATCCTTGCCGAATCTATCAACAGCAGAGCGAATCGCGCGTGTTCTTTCATCTGATGTGATTATAAGCGCGGATTCTTTCATCGCGTCATTGATCAAATTCTGTAATTCTCTTAAATCAGCACTCATGCGTACACCAATCCTCTTGACCTGGTCGGCATATGTTTTGTCATCAAACAACTATATGCAAAAGACGTACCTGTAATAACTGATTTCACCCGGACATAAACTCCTGGTTGTGTCAATGTAGCTGTATACTGCCCGGTAGCAGTAATCGCCGTTACTGTTACTGCATCATACCATACAACTCCATCCGGTGATGTTTGTATAATACTCCCGAGCGAAGATGTTCCACCTTCGGCTGTTACATTAAAATGAAATCTCAGCATTATCGCTGAAGAAACAGTAAACGATTCCGATATGTAATACCCCACCACTGCTGTCCTGGTCGCGGCTGCGAATATTGTCTGGACAGAACTGATCGTATTTGCAACGATCTCGCTGGCTATATCAGAAAAGGATTCGTTAATTACGCTTCTGACGTATACGTTATCGTATACATATAACTGCGCCAAAACTCTTGTGTACGTATCTGATATTGAAACAGATGTATATACGGAAAGCGTTAATATAGGTATAAATACCGTAACAGATGTCGCGATAGATACTTCATCTGAAACTAATCCCACATTAACTACGAACACATATGTATCTGCAGTTATGGAATCTATTACTGATAAACTTTTTACGCCTGACACACGTGAACCTTCGTCTGCTATGGTAACTGCCTGCGAAACTGAAAGTTCCATTAATGATCTACCCATACGTATAAATGTATCATCTGCTGAGACAGAATCATATGTAATTACATTAAGCGAATTTAATCCAACTATTAAAGATTCAGCGATTTCTATTTCGTCATTTGTAGTAAAAAGCATCTGATCCATTGCAACAGTTACAGATGTAGTAATTGTTATCGCGGTAAACTCACCACTATTATAATCTGCCATAATTTATCTCCCGTTATCTCGACCAATTAAACTTTGTCATCTTGACGGAGAATGTAAAAGTCGGTGTCGCTGATCCACCAATAGTATATTTTATTCTAATGTATGGACCTATAACCGTGGCCGTACCTGTATACTGCCCGGTATCTGTTATCTGTGTCAAGTCTGTTACATCGTACCAATTGGAGTTATCCGGAGAAGTTTGGATGGTTACATCAAGAGTCGGAGAAGTACCCGTTTTCGCGGTTACGTCAACATATACCCTGATGGAATTAGAGGCTTTGACCTTGAAGGAATTGGAATTACTACTGGTTGTTCGTGCGGCAGACGAAAGAATAGTTTTAGGTGTTATTACTAAACCTCGCATTGTACCTCCTTATTTCAATACTATATTCAAATAAGAATAAAGATGGCCAGAACGAATCTTAAGCATCTTCCTCTTAATACTGTTACGCCACCCTAGTAAACGACTCTCCTCTCTTACTAGGGTAGCGTAACAGTTTAGCGATATTTAAACTACTTCGGCGTCAGGTGTTTCTTCTTCCGATGCATTTTCTGCAGGTGTTTCTGCAACTTCTTCTGCAGGTGTTTCAGCAACTTCTTCTGCAGGTGTTTCAACAACTTCTGGTTCAGGTGTTTCAACAACTTCTGGTTCAGGTGTTTCAGCAACTTCTGGTTCAGACGGTGTTTCTACCACTGAGTCAGCTTTGAAATCATAATCACAATGCGGACATTTTTCAAAATTATCCGATATTTCTTTTTGACATCCTGGACAAAACATAATTACCTCCTATTTTACGTGTTCAGCACCGATCCATTATCGGGTTTGTTATTTCTTATCCTGCTGCGTCAATCGCAGGATCAACAAAACCAGATCCCGTTGTTGCATTAGTTGTCAAATTATCGAATTCATAACAACTTTCATTGACGATAACACCGGAAGCATCTGTCTTAGTACCGCCAGTTCTATTCGATACAATCAAACCTGTAGTACCTGTATACATCCTAACAGCTACAACGCTTGTACCAATAGAATATATTGTGTTACGAGCGATTAATACACCAGTGGAAAGTGTTGTTTCTCCACCTATGGATCCTGAACCTGAATGATTCGAAGTCAATACACTGAAGAAATTATCTGTAATCGTAACGCTATCTCCACCAACGAGCATAATAAAATAATCGTTCGCTGTTGGGATTGCATCTGTGATAAAGTGACAACCACGAATTGTTAAATCATCTGCGGCTGCGGTAGACGTCAAGAAGTTTATCATCGATGTAGCCGTATCTGTAACCGCACAACCTTCCATCGTGAACCCGGCCGCAGAAACGGTAAAAACTGTAACAAGTTCTGCAATGCCAGATGAAAATGTACAGTTCTGTATTGATACGTTTGCCGCTGTTACGAGAATGGACGCGGAAGCTAAAGTAGCTAAAGAAAACGCAGGTCGAAGTGTTCCTGTGCCCAAACCGATAATAGAAACTCCGGCGATATCACAAGTGATCGCTCCAGCGCTTGCAATAGTTTCTGTATGTCCCGGCATGATTATAATAACGTCACCCTTATCAGCCGTACATTTACCGATCGCTTTATCCAATGTAGCCAATGCCCTTGTCGGTGCTTTACCGGAATTGCTATCGCTACCTGTATCTGAACTTACATACCAGTATGATCCAGTTGTAGCCGGAATATTACCGCCGCCTATAACTGACATACCAAAACTTGAAACTCCAAATTTAAAATTATTTTTTCCCACTTTACACCTCCGTTGTTTAACGCTAACAGACTTTCTATGTTAGCGCCAGGGGAGACACATATCTCCCCCAGCGTTAAACAATATTCTACGTTACTACTGCACCCTGGAAGCCACGATAATCTACTATGGCTCCACCATATTCGTGACGAACCTTATATCTGATTACGTCATTTGTGAATACAGCACCGACGCCCGGAGCATCCTGTCTCAGAATCTCAGGAACCTGTTTCCCGCCAAGGAAACCGAGCTCGATCAGTTCGATATCTTTCTTTGAAGCTGTCAAGTACCAGTTGTTTGCATCACCTCGTAGGTACTTCCTCGGAACAGTCATCAATTTTGCAGATCCTTTATAGGGATTCCTATTGCTGAGTGTGTCGTCCTGATACTCTGAAAGCAGTATCGCTTCACCCATGGTTCTGAGCGGAGTTGGGACCCAAAGAAGTTCTGGCTCTAATGCGAGATCATCTGTTACAACACTCCATGATTTTGAAGCGTGGGATGCTGCAGTTGATCCCCATATACCTCTGCCTGCTGTGCTTGCAACCCTGACATAAGTTGCTTCTACAACTGACAACGGACCTATAAATTCCGCTTCGCACTGCAGATAGTCGCCTACCTTAAATCCGGCACCGCCGGACGCGAACGAAATATCGTTTATTTCCGAAGCTGAAACAGTAGTGTCACCGGTTAAACTGAAACCGGTTTCTTTCTGTTCATTAAGCCTATCGCGTGCATCACCATAACTGTCATAATCCAAGGCAGCAGTGCCTAAGTTGAAATGGTTTGCATGATAAAGAGCAATGCTATCATATATCGTACTGCCGTTGATAGCTGCTGATCCGTAGCAAAGTAACAGATCAAATACGAACTGATTGAGTGTGTTGTTCGCGGCACGAGCGAGCTTTTTCGGCATCTTCGTAAGGACCCTGAGATCGTCATTGATAATCATCTTACGAGTTATCTTGACTATCCCACCCTTCGTAGCGGCCGAGTAAGTCGCTTCCTCGTCCCCGGGAAAGGAGATATCGGAATAGCTATCGGATGTTATAGTATCACTTTCCGAAACTGTTTCCAGATTCGCAAAGCCACCCCATCTGATGACTTCCTGAGTTTTGAAATCTTTCAGGCTTACAACGTCACAGAGTTCTTTCCAGAATTCCGGCGCCAACTTATACTCTTTCGCCATCCTTCGGTATATGGAAGTACCCAGTATATAACTGAAATCACTGGTAGTGGCTTCCTGTAACCTGCTTTTCGGGATAACGCCTGTAACTTCTACGTCACCGGTAAGCTTCACATACATCTCACGAAGCGATGTAAAACTATCTACACCGTCATACGAGTCCTTATCTTCATCGTATCCTTCGCCACCATTTAACATCATATTTGCGGCTGCCTGGAAACGATCAATTTTTGTTTTACCAACTTTAATACGACTGAAATCTTCGAGATCAACTTCACCTGCAGCGGCAAGCGCGGCAAGCGTTTTCATCTCATCATCAATCGCTTCTTTGATAGATGCTTCTTCAACCTTTTTACCGTCAAAACGTTTTTCTAACTTCGTTTTAACAACATCCGGAAGCTTTGATTCGCCCAATTTCTTGGCAAGAATCTTAGCACATTCAGCAATCGCGGCTTGATCTTCCATCTTATCAAGTCTTGCCTTTAGATCTTCTGCTTCTTTCGCTTTAGCTGCAGCTGCTTCATCGTCTTCTTTCTTCTTAGCGGCCGCGGCATCGTCGTCTTCTTTCTTTTTCTTAGCGGCTTCTTCATCAGCGGCTTTCTTCTTTGCTTCATCGTCATCCGCTTCTTGCGCAGGTGCTTTTATCTCAGCGCCACATTCCGGACATTTTGTTGAACCTTCAGGGATCATCGCCTTACATTCCGGACAAGCAATTTTCTTTTCATCCCCACCTTCATCGTCTGCTTCTTTCGCTTTCATAGCAGTTTCAAGAATACTCGCAAGAGCATCATCTTTCATTTCGTCAAGATTGACACCTTCAAGAAGTTCAGGGCGCATTTTTTTAATCATTTCTATAATCTGTTCTCTATCCACAATTCCTCCTTCGTTTAATTTGCTGGCCATCAATCTGACTAACTGCCCGCCAGCGGCAGGGTGCGTAACCAAATCTACGCCAAAGACTTTGTTGATCTCGGTCACTACTTCAAGCTGTTTATTATTAACAACTTTTGTTCCAGTAGCGCCCTCAGCATCTATAGACAAACCAAGAAGTTTCTTCATCCCGTTCATCCAAGCGTCTTTAAGCATATTGCGGAGCCATGTGGCACCTTCATGTATATGGAGATCGGCCGTAATGGCTCGTTTCTCCTGGCCCTCTACGTCAATTGTTTCAAATTTTGAGTTCGTATACCACCCGGCTATCTGATGAGGGAAACCCTCGGGTCGTTTATTTGATACTGCCGGAGGTAAGTGGTTATAATCACCTTTCTTAAATTCATAAAAAAAAGCTTTAACCCCGTTAAAAAGGTGAGCGCATTTCTGAAGAACTTCAGCGGGATAATACTTACCATTTTTAGACAATCCTTCTTCTATGAGAACAACTTTCCAAGTTTTCCCATGTTTGGAGGATTCCCGTAACACAATCTGGTGTTCACGTAACAGTTTAATTTTCATAAGATATTATAAATATACACTCTTTTTTGCGCTTTGTCAAATTAACATTATTTTTCTGCTTTTAAAATCCACCAGTCTGACTTCTTATCCTTCCTTTTAGCTGTCCAGGATTCTTTGAGTTTTTTACCGTTAAATGTGATTTTCATGCTTGTTTCTGTCTTTTTAATCATTTTTACAGTACCTTCATCTATCATTTCCAACCAGCTCGGAGAACTTTCAGTTAAATTACCGGGTTCCCCGGGTTTTATTCGTTCAATTGTCCTTCCGCGATCAAACCAACTGATGTCTGTACTTGCTTGGAGTAAGCACTCGATCGTTTTTTCTTTCAACGGATCGTATTCAAGTACCATATGAGTTATCTTTTCACCCTCACAAATACGCAGATCCCAATGTTCTGAAACCTGTCCTTTAAACCATTGGTGTTGAAGCACAAAAGTAGCTTCTGAGAATTTCTTTGAGATATTAGGGTTCGCATTATCTCCGAACTTTTTAGAAGCTTCGCCATCTTTCACTTCCTTAATAGAATCGATGTCATCTTTATGTTCAGCGATCCATGCTTTGAAATGCGTTTCACAAAACCACGCATGACCCTTGCCTTCCGCCCATAATACTTCATGTGTCGGAGGCATTGAACAATTCATACACCTATCATGCGGTGTGCTGTATCTCCACTTATCTTTTTCATGTATTTCTAAGCCATCTTTTATCGCTTCGATAAGTTTGTCTCGCATCAAGAGTGCTTGATCTTCATCTTTAGCGATCCAGAATTTATAATCTTCTGGTATCTGTTCTCGTATTCTTTTTGGAAGTGCAGATACTCCTAAAGTCGGCATATAATCTTCATTGGATGCTGCTTCTGTCAGAACATACGGAAACTGATCGTCTGGTTCAATGGTTATCCACCCAGTTTTTTTAGCAGATGCAAATATCCTACAATCCTTTACTAGGTCAATACCCTTTACTACATTGTACGGATTATCTACGGCTTCCTGTATTTTTAAATTGAGGTTTTCATCGTACAAATAATTTGCAATTACTGAACGCATTAACGATTCATCCACTTGTTCAGATATGTAAGCGTCAACTTTACGATGTACTATCCTGCTAGTCACACCATCTGTTTTCATAAAGTATTCGCTCATATTTTCTAAACTAGCGCCAAACTCAACTGTCATTTCAGATAACTTGCCGGGTTTCGCGTTCTCGTATGCCTGCGAAAGACTACCGGAATAATTATCCATGCGAGCAAATTCCTTGAGCATTGGGCCCCATGCGCTACTATCAGCACCGGAGAAGTATTCCATATTTGCTTGTATGTCGTAGTTATAGACAAGCTGTTCTTGTTTTTGTTTCTTTGTGTTACTTGGATCACGTTTACCGATAGACCATAACCCAATAGTATCTTTCTTGAATTCTTTAAACGCGGGTGTGAGTTCATAACTTAAAAGAAATTTTCCTTTAAGTCCGGTAACAGCGGATTCGACTTCTTCGGTTGTTGGCATCCATTTCCAGGACAACTTAGCTGATGGGTATGGAGGATCGACATAGAAGAACGTATCTGGCGAATCATATTTCTTGATAAGTTCGGAATAATCCATATGTTCTATAATCGTATCTTTCAGCCGTTCTTTCATTTTCATAAGATTATTTACACCAGCCCAATGATTTCCTTCATCTCTGCCGTCATAGCTTTTCATTTCAGCGAGGTCGGAACATTGTTTAAGGTAAATGAAATCATGGAAACGATCGAGGTTCATCCCGGAAGAAGCGTCGAAACGTTTCTTATACTTCGTGTACCCGGCCTTTGTATATACCCAATCCATTTTTTTAAGCTGTTCCCATTGCTGTTCAGTGAGATTTTGGATAGTACGATAAGACATTATGATACCGTCATCCTTATCGTTGAGGACTTCTTTTAATGATGGTTTCTTTTTCCAAAAGACAGCTTCGCCTCCTGTAAATACTTCCACGTATGTTTTATGTTGTGGAAACATTTTTATAAGACGAGCCGCCATATATCGTTTGCCTCCCGGAGATCCAAACGGAGCGCGGATAGCTTCTTTCATATTTTCCTGATCCTCGTCCTTATGTTTCTCACGCCATTCTTCCGCCGCTTTATAAAGATCGGTTTCGTTAATGGTCATATCACGCTCGCGCATCTCGTTAATAAGAAATATCGCGCGGGTAACTATTTCCTCCTTATCAGGATTCTCAGATTCCCACACAACATTCAGTTTTTGCCACAGCCCGAAAAGTAATTCATCTTTCAGCTCAGCAATAGATTGAGGTGTTAAATCAATTAGTCTCATGTTCTATCTCCTTTTCTGGAATACTTTTAATATCTAATCCAATTATATCTTTCATAAAAGTTTGCCATGCTTCTTTAGCTTGTGTTTCATCAATCCAGCCATTTTCTTTCGCTATCTTAATTGATTCAGTAACGCGAAAAGCCGCCATACCCATTGTCATTTCTTTTTCTTTCGTGAGTATAGGCGTAATAACTGTAAAGTTACGATTAACGTCTCTCGGTAATTTATTAGCTATAATCGCTTGATCTATGACAAAATTAAAAACATGAGTGATTAAATAATTAAAGTATCGTTGCCTGCTGCGAAGATGTTTCATTGTCGGCAGACTCATCTCTTGAGCTGCTGCCCTTATTCCTTCTCCACCTTCACCAAACCAAAGATTCGGAAACCCTGCACCACCGAGTATCTGCATTTTGAAAAGGTTAGCTTCTTTTGATGCATCCGAAGATTCAAGATTAGGAGATACTGCTTCCCATTTTACTTTTTCGTTATGCGCTCTTATACTCCCAGGCTGAGGCATAGATTGTTTTTGTAACCATTCATTAATAGTAGGTTCATCAGCTCCTTCTAATAAAACGTCCCACACATAATTATTTAAAATAGTAGCACGTTCTAATCTCGCGAAAAGAAACTGATCATAACCATCTATCCAATCAGCCAACGGTAACAAGTCACTTCTTCCACGAGATGTACTTACAACTTTATTAATGTCAAATACAAATATTTCTCCTTCAAGTAATCCATTATCTTTATTTCCCTTTTTCTCTATGGGATTAATGACCTTAAAACTATTTGCTTTATCATCCCTTTTATAATTTGTGGTTTTTAATATAACGGTTCGAACTATCTCTGGATTCTTTTTATCAAGCTTAACAGATTTTATCATTCCAGGATCAATATATCCTAACCTGACATGACCGCTAAAAGGATTAACGAATACCGGATAAAATTGTTCACCGAAGATGCTCAGCTCTTTACATTTATTTTCTTGCTTGAGCGCCCAGTTATTAACTGGATCATTCCAATGCGCGTCAAGGACTTCTTTGACTTTATCATCTTCGGCTGTATACGTGAATCCATTACCTATGACAAAATCTTTAGTCATTTCAATTGTACGATGTGCAAGTGGATTTGAATCGTATAAGAAGAATGCAATATTCTGCATACGATCCTGTACGATAGGATCAAGGTCACGGGACACATCTTTAGTAAGATTTGTCCAACCGTAATCGCTATAATTAGCACCAACCTGCGGAAACGCTTCTTGAACCCTTTTACTTTTAGCCTTAATAGTAGTATCGTTATTGCTATAAGCTTTTAAAGTTTTTGTCTTCTTTACCATATTAAACTCCCCCTTCTTTGTGTATGTACAGGTAGCAATTGTTTTTCGCGTCTATCTTCAGGTTCACGGTTAGCCGTAACTGCGGCTATCTGTATTACCGGAAACTCATTAACACAAAAGAATTCAAGACAAGTCGCGCCATGAGTCCACTTTGTTCTCCGCGCATCTTCGACTTCTCTCTTTTTGCGTTGATGATTCTTTAGACACTCAATCAATTTTTCACATTTCGGATTTATTCTTATTCTTGGCTGTCCGGCAGAATCTCTAGCCTTCAAAATTATTTTAACAGCTCGACGCCGTTCTTCGATCCCGACTTCTCGTACAGATATATTAAAACCGAGTTGTCTGTACTGCTGTATTATACTTTGTCTTGAAGTACGTTCACGTTTTGATCCTTCCGGATCCCCGTAACACTTTATAACATCATAGCTACCGCTATAATTCATAAGGAGAAGCATCTTCTGTAAGTTCGTAAAATGTTCAGTAGTTAATAAATTTCGTTTCTCATATTCATCGAGAACATTTAACCTGCGTTTACCGTCACTATCAGATGTGATTTGATAAAACAAAACAAATTCCGGATCGTCTAACCCGAAATCCCAACTCATATATAAAGGTATTCTATGATCGTATGGTATATTGAATCCAGGAACATGGATTTCTTCATCAAATTCGTGATAGATTTTCAATGAAGCAGACTTTTCATAATTGATCTCAAGTTCCCTGGCGATATCCTCATCTGTCATATTAGGAGTTTTTCGTGCATACCATTCTTCATCTTTATGCGGATGTTGCGACCAATGATATTTCAATATCTTAAAATTCGAATTCTTCATAAACCGAAGCTGTGCGAATTTATGTCCCAAGCCTTCCCGCGGAGGTGTGGAATTCAAACAGATACAATCAGAAGAATTGACGACTGACTGCCACATCTCATCGAGGCACCCGACCATTCCGGCTTCGTCAATAAGGATAAAACTGTACTGCGTATCTCGGCCGGCATTCGGGTTTGCTGACTCGCCTGATATATAGGAATTATTAGACTGTACCTTAAATGTAAGGAACGGATTTTCAGCCCGCATACGAAGAAACGTCGGCAGATGTTTATACATAAAGTCTAACCGGCCGAACAATGACTTTGGAGTTTTACCTGTATCTTCAACTTCTGATTCTTTTCTTGATATATTAAGCGACATCCACCCCTCAGTGAACAAAGCCTTATGTAACTGCCAAGCCATTATCGCCCAACTGATCCCCATTTCCCGCGACTTCTCAATAATAATAGATTGCTTATCTGCGAGACACTTTTCCAGTTCTTCAATTAAGTTGACAAGGTGAGGCCATGCAACCATTTTAAATTTTCGTGGTTTCGTTGGGTCTGTTTCTTTTGCGTTAAACGTCCAGCAATAATTGTATATAAAATATACTGGATCAGATTTACATCTGGTATATTCATTTATTGCTTGCGCTCTTATTTCTTCATTTGTCATTAGCGTTCTTCTCCAACATTTTAATATCTTCTGCTGTTAAGAGCCCAACGGAATCAGTTTTCTCCGGTGCGCCCATTAAAGATATTTCAAGTTTTATCATCTTTTCAAGAGCAGTATACGAGATTTTCTTGCCATCTTCTGAAAGTTTTAATTGTTCTCGCAACTTATCAATCTGTTCTTTTACGATATCCATTAAATCTTTTCTACGTTCTAAGTATACATCACTGAATTTTTCAGTGCGTTTTGTCTGTAACATAAAAAGACGTTTTTGCAATGATTGTATTCCGCGCCGCTCATCCCCTTTTTCAAAATACTTCTTTGCAGTATCATATGTTATTCCTACCTGTTTAGCGGCCGCCGTAAGGTTCACATTGTCCGCTAATAAAATAAAAAGTTCATCAATTTTATCTTGCGGTAAACAATAACCCTTACCATACTCAGGATGTGCTGTTTTTTCTTTCTTTAAATTATCCAAGCTATTTTTATTTTGTATTCTATCCATTACCAAATACCTCCTTTAGACTTAACGACAAAAGTAATTTCGCCAGTCCGTTGATCAGCACCACTATTAAACGATGCTGTCAGGTACGCAATATATTCACCGGCTACTAAATCTGCACGCTTGTACGCTATGGTAGTGCCGGATATTGTAGCTGCTTCTCCGTCTACAATAGGATCGTCTGTTCCTTTTAAATATATCGTACAAGTAGCCGAACCAGTGTCCGGTGTCTGTGCAGTACCATTAGATTCAAATTGTCCCTTCAGTGTTATATCATCTAATGCAAAAAACGGTCCACCTCGCCACATGATAGCCTCCTTATGTCTGGTCGCTGAAT